GTGCTACACCGTGCAGTGCGACAACTCCGTGGCCTACTCAGACAAGGTGGTGTTCGCCACCGACAAGGCTCTGTTGCTGCCCGAAGTGAGGCGGCTGAAGACCGAGGCCGAGAACATCCTCGCTGGCGTTGAAAAAGCGAAAGAGACCGTCAGCAAGTGCGACACGCTCCTTTGCGAGCTTGACACCGCCTTCAAGGAGAGGCAGGAGGCGGAGCAGCGCATGGGGGCTATGGAGAGCAAGATCAACTCGCTTTCCGACATGATTTCAAGTTTCATCAACGAATTTAAGAAGTAACGGCTATGATACGGAAAGAAGAAAACAAATACGGAGAAAAGGCGGTGTTCTACATCGTCAAGAACGACATCAACGTGAGCGCGATAATCAGCGAGCTTTCCTCAATGGGATGCAAGGACGAGGAGCTTGGCAAAGCGTACCGCAAGCTGATGTCTGAGGACAAGGGGTATCTCTACAAGAACAAGGACAGGAAGGAGACGTTGCTCGTCATTGACGAGAACCACATGGACTTCGACTTCGGACAAAACGCCTTGATCCCACTGTTTTTCATGTTCGCCATGTTTGGCGGCATGTGCGGCAATCCCTACAAAAACTTCATCGAGAAGCTGAAAAGGGACGGTGAGGAAATCAAGTAGCCGAGGAATACTCGGCTACTTGATTTCTTCGCGAAGTAAATTCCGACATGGCGCAAGTAATTGCGTTCCAGTCGGTTTTTGTTTTACAGCCCCTCCTTCGCGATGTTCTCGTCTTCCCATTCAAGGTAGCGTGCGTACCATTCCACCGCAGGAACAAGGACTTTCTTTCTAATCATTTCAGCGTCCAACGCCTCATCAAGCGTCGCTGAATAATGAAGCACCGCCACATGGTGTTCCACCACTCCCCAACGGTTTATGTAATCGAATTTATGGGTAATACGCCTTCACGAAGTGCAAGCACATCTTCTTCATCGAGCATTTCAACCACGGATGCGGAGCGCACATGCATGATTACGTTTCTGCCGTGCAGCGTCTCGTCTTCCCCCCCCAACCGGCCAAGAAAGCGAAGTCGGGCAGATACAGGTCTTTAATCGCTTGCTTCATGTCGTTCTTATTTACCTATTGTGTCTGCGGCCACTTCCTGCGAAACGCCGTTGTCGCCAAAGGAGACATTGACGTCACTCGCAGAATATTTGCTGATGAAAGCGAAAGCGGCTACAATGACCGCAAATATAAACGCCCCCAAGATGCTCTGTAACACGCCATTCCTGAACGTGTGCTTAGGTTTCATCGTGGAAATTATGCCCTTCAGATGATTGTCTTGGTTGAGGATGTAGTCACTCTCAATCTGTTTCGTTGTGGACGCAAGGGTGTTGTTAAGGAAGTTGTTGAGTATGGCCGTGGCTTGCATCCTGTACCTCTCGACATTAGACTTCAAGCTGCACGTGTCGTGGAAATGGCAGAAATCGTCCTCGGTGGGCTCTTGCCCGTTGTTCTTCGCCTTGAAGTCTTCAATGAATTGAACCTTGTCCGACTTGTACAAGGAATAGGCTATGTGACCTACGACATCATCAGTGTCGCAGACGATAAGGTTGTATATGTGGTTGTACTTGCGTGGCATTATCCCATAGACGCGTCAAGCGCACGCCCATAAGAAGTGCGCAATTCACTTATTGCTATCCGTTGTGAATACTCCTTGCCCATGAAGCGTGTCCGCGCCGTTATCTCACCCTTGCTTGGAGAAGGGATGTAGCCACTCTTGGCGTGGCGCATTGACATCTTGTTAGCCCGTAACACTGTTTCCGTAGTTATCATGCACATGATATGCTCCTTTCCTGTAACTTAAACAATAACGCTATCAGAAACAATCTTATACCTTATATATGCCTTTGAGATTTCGAGCGCAAAGATACTACATTAAACCCATACGCACAAGAAATGTGGAATATTTAACCTTTCCTTTTAATCAGCCACACCACGGCGGCGGAGAGAGCGAAGATTAAGATGGCGTAGCCTATCTTGCACGCCACCGCCTCGTACCACCGCTGGCGGCACTTGTACTCCGTCACCCTCTTCTCAACGGGGTAAGGCACGCTGTCAGTCCTGACAACGCACACGGTGTCCATGCGCACCCTGTCCTTGTAGGCGTATCTTGTAACGCTCTTGGTCAGATACACCGTGTCACCTTGAGTGTACCTGTTCACATACACGCTGTCGTGAAGCCATACGCTGTCACGCACGTACCGCGTCCGCACGCTGTCCTTGTAATGGTACTCGGGCGCGGCCACCCTCTTCGTCACGCACGAGGCGAGGCATACGGCCGCCAAAAACAAAAACGCTGTCCTTCTCATGTCATGTAAGAATTTAAAAGCCCCCGCGACGCTCACGCGCGGCGGGGGCGTGAAAACAAATTACAAACTTTAAAAACCAATTACTAACCAATGAATAAAAAATGAAGCCGCCGCCCATCCGCCGCGGACCGCCGGCGGCCAAAGAAAAAAATGGAACAAAATTCCAATTCAACCCTTCTTTATCATCCAGCGCAGCGTCTTCTCGTCCTGCACAAGCTCGCGACCCGTGAAAAGCTCGGCCTCCCACTTGCGCCGCCTGACGAGGCCTTTGAGCGTCACGCCTCCGCTGCGCGTCCACTTCATGAACTCCCTCGCTATGAGGAGGTCGGTAGAACCCCTCCTGACGTACTTCAGGAGCGTGCTCTTGCGCAGCGCGCCCAACCCTACGTTGTAGGCGAAGTCCACGAGGGCGTCGAACTGGTCTTGCGAGACGCGCACGCCGAGTTCGCCAACGCCCGCCTCGAACCTCGCGAGGTCGCCCCGCAGCAGCCGCTCGGCCTCCGCCTCGGTCACGGTCGCGCCGCGGCGCACGTCAGCCCCGCAATGGCCGTAGCCCACGGTGTACCACTTCTCGCCCGCCACGGCCTTGTAAGCCGTGAGCCGCAAGCCCTCAAACTCCTTCAACTTCTCAACCAAAGCGTCACTCGCCTTCATTCCCTTCTCCTTTCTCCTTTAATTCTTCGTCACTATCATTCTTCCTCCCTCCGCCGGTGATGTCGCCCAGGTCCACGCCGAAGTGCCTCGCCGTCTTGTCGGCCATTATCCTTTGCAGCGCGCGCCACAGGCGGCTCTCGCCCTCGCCGCGGCAGCTGCTCTCGTTCTCAAGTATCGACCACGCCTGCTCGAAGCATATCACGCCCGTGACGATGTACGACAGCGGAACGCTCACGTGTATGAACACCCAACGCTCCACCATGTAGGCGAGCAGTATCACGGCGAGCCGCTTGGGTATCGTCTCCTTGACGACCTTCCCGAAGGCGAAGCTCGTGAACTTCGAGCCGCCGGCCGTCCTGTCGGGGTAGCTCCGATGCACTCTCTTGTCGAGCTGGTACGCCGTGAAAGCGTCATACACGATGAACGCCACCGTCACGACTATCAGCGGAAACGTTGGCCTGAACTCCGCCACGAGCCAGCCGGCCAAGCCGCCGCACATGGCGAAGAGGGTCTTGAAAAAATCAGTCATAAGCTTCAGTCTCCAAGCCCGCGGAGAAGCCTCCCGTGAGGAAGGCCCTCCACGGGGCGTCTCAGTTGATGGCCACGCCTATGGCGTACGCCGCGGTGACGCACAGCGCGCCGAGAACGCCGGCCAGCACGTCCACGCCGTCAAACTTGTCGTCAAAGCACTCTCCAATCGCCGAGGCTATGGCGGCCGCCGCCACGCCCAGCACCGTTCCGGCCACGAGGTCAACGCCCGTCAAGGGAGCCTCGCGCAGGTTGAACACGATGGACACGACGGCGCACACGAGGCCGCCGATCCCGAAATGGCAGAGCCGGTCAAGGCCGAAGCTCCGCTCAATCTTGTCTTTCAAATTTCCCATAATCTTTAATCTTTAATCGTTTAACTTATGTTGATGAACTCAATGCCTTTCGTCAAGACCCCTTCATGGCTCCTCCGCTGGCGAGCCAAAATATCGTCTCGTAGTGGGCGACGGGCGTTCCCGCGTCCGTGGTCGCCGAAGAGCCGCTTGAGGTCTGGTAGGACGTTTGGTAGCTCGCCTGTCCTCCGCCGAACATTTCAGCTGAGCTGGCGGAGGTCTCCGTGTCAGTGTCGGACGCGGCCGCCGAGACCATCGCCACGGAAGCCGCCGAGGTGTACACCACCTGCCGTCCGTACACGCAGACGCACTCAAGCGACACGAAGTCGCCGTTGGAGACGTCCCAGCCCGCGTCGTAGAAGTACAGGTCCTTCTGCGGGTTCGCCGCGGCCGACAGGAAGGACTCCAGCCACTGTATGTTGAACAGCGTCACCTTGCGCGAGCAGTTGTTGTAGAGGAGTATGCGGTTGCCCACGAGGGCGCGCACCTCATCGGGGCTGTAGTCTGAGTAAAGGTAGTTCTCGCCGTCGCTCACGGCTGGGAGCGTCAGCGTTATGTCGCCCGTAAGGACGCTGTCGAGCGAGGAGTCGAAGACTATCCACGGCGTTATCTTCTCGAAGTTGAAGATGTAGTACAGCTCACCCGAAATGTCGTCCGTCCACGTCTCCATGAACTCGCTCCAGTTGTCGGAGGTGATGACGGTCTTCGTCTTGCGGATGATGCCGCCGAAGTAGCCGTTGCCGCACGCCAGCGTGCCTTTGAACGAGGCGTCGCCGCTGCCGACGAGGTTTCCGTCAGCGTCCACCCCGAACGTCTTCACGCCGGAGTTGTTCCGTATCTCGAACTGGTCGGCCGTGACGGTTATCCTCCTGTTCCTTATGTCGATGCCCGTGGCCAGCTCCGCCGTCAGGCTGTCGTCCTGCGCCATGCCGCCCTCCTCGACCCTCGGCGACCACAGCCACAGCTCCGCTCCGCCCTCGGCCTGTATGTACACCCTATCCGTGGAGGATTGCAGGGAGTCGGCCATCGTGAGGGTCAGCGTGAACCGCCGCCACTCGTCCGTCAGCGTCTTGCACGTCCAGCCGTTGGTCGCCGAGCCGTCGTTCTGCGGCGTTCCGTCGCCAAGCACCGTGCCAACGCACTGCGAGTTGTAGGCGAGGCACGCGGCGACCATGCCGCTTCCCTTAGCCCAGAACGACACGGTGTACGTCTTCTTCGCCCCGAGGGTCACGGCGGACTTCATGCTCAAGACGGTCTGCCACGTGGAGTCCTCGGAAAGGTCGGCGTAGTGGCATCCGCCCGTGGACCCGTCAGGGAGCGAGACGGCTGTAAGCTTGTCGTAGGCGTTCACCCAACCGCCGGAGGCCATGTCGTCA